GCAAAATTAAACTGCCATATTGTTACCGTAATACATAGCAACTTTGGAAGTGACAAACCAACAGGACATCTTGGTTCATTCCTTGAAAAGAAAGCAGAGACACAAATACAACTTGAATTAAACACAGTAAATAAAGACCTTGTGACAGTTAGTTGTAAAAGAAGCAGGGGATTTAGCTTTGATAACTTCAGCTTTAAAGTAAACCCTTTGGGTTTTCCTGTTGTTGAAGGTGCTGCTTATGACCCATTAAAAGACTTTAAGAAATTTTAACCAACTAAACTAATTTTAATTAACAAGTTATGAACTATATTTATGTACTATTTGTTTTATTTTTGTTAATAACTCCGTATGCAGTTACAAAGAACGCTACGTTTATTGTAAGCCTTGTAAAAGGGTTTATGTTTGGCGGATTATATAACAAAGACGAATACCCAGAAGAAGAAATAAACGAACACACAATTCAATTTTGTTTCTTTTTCATAACTATAACAATGATATGGGAGACACCCCACAAGTAAAAAACACAGACTTTCTTAGGGAAGTTGCAAAACACCACAAAGAGTGGGTACGGACTTGCAAAGCATTAGGAGGCGGTGACTTTTCCGAAGACATAGTGCAAGAGATGTACATAAAACTGTACAAGTACGCAAGTGCTGAAAAGATAATTAAAGAGGGCATACTCCAAAAAGGGTATGTCTTTTTTGCTTTAAAAAGTATTCTATACACGCTAAAGAACGAACAAAGTTTAGTGTACAAAGAAGAACTTAAAGACAACTTATTAGAAGACACTTCAGACTTAGAAGAACACCAAGCGTTTGACAAATTCTGCGGTCTTATAGACAACTACCTATTGGAACAGGAAAAGGAATCTAATTGGTACGATGCTAAGATATTTCAAGTGTATAGAGATACCAACCTAAGTATGCGCAAGATGGCTAAACTAAGTAACATAAGCTGGGTTAGTATATTTCACACTTTAAAAAATGTAAAACAAGATTTAAGAAACAACTTTCAAGAAGATTGGGAAGACTATCAAAACGGTGATTATGACAAGATTAGGTGATTTAGTAGAACGCATAACATACTACACAGGAATTAAATGGGTAGTTAAAACAGTAAGCAAGTGGTTTAACGTAGACTGCGGCTGCGACAAAAGACAACAAGATTGGAACAACATAACAATAAAAAGAAATGGAAGAATTAGATAAAAAAGATTGGGAAATATTCCAAGCTAACCCAAGCGACAAACTAAGCGTTGAAGAAGTAAAACTAATTGCGCAATTACACGCAAAGTATTTTAAACATCAATACCACGTTCCCTGTTCTTGCAACCCTAAGACCATTATTAAATGGATTGATGACATAAACAAAGTTTACGATGGGTCTAATTAGAAACAGTAAACAAACAACACAGGCAATAGATTTTGAAGGAATTAAGAAAGGAAAAATACACCCTTCAGATATTGATGCGGTTTTAGAGTTTGACAATAGAGCGTTAATACTTATTGAAGTTAAAAGAAAAGGAAACGATTTACCATTAGGACAAAGAATGTTATTGGAAAGAATCGTAGACAAGTGGGAAGTTGGAATTGTTTTAAAAGTAGAACACGAATGTTATAACACAGACATAGACATAGCTTTAAAAGATTGTATTGTTACAGGTGTTTATTACAATGGAAAATGGTCTTCTTATAACGATGACTTAAAAGACACATTAAATAGAATTGGGGAAACCTTTTCAATTAAAAAACTAAAAATATAAATGAATAATTGGAAGGAAGCAGATTTATTTGATTGGTTAAAAGAAAATGTTTATCTTGACCTTGTAAAAGCAAAAAATCAAATGAGCAGGTGGGATTGTTATTCGCCAAGTACAGGTCACAGAATAGAATTAAAATGCAGAAAAAAGCATTACGATACTTTGCTATTGGAAAAGAAGAAGTACGATGCAATGTTCTTGGAAGCTAACAAGCATTTAGACACACCTGTTTATATTAATTCAACGCCAGAAGGTATTTATTCTTTTAATCTTTACTTTATTAAAAAGGATTGGGAAACTAATTTTTTAAACCCTGCGACTACCCAATTTGCAAACACAAAGAGAATAGCAAAAGAAGTAACATATTTAAAAACAACAGACGGAAAAAAACTATTATGAATGACACACAATTAAACTATCTAAAAAGTGTATTGCTAAGTCAATTACTATTGGAAGCCAACGACCAATTAAAGATGACAAAACAATACAAGCTAAATGTAAAGAATCAAATCAACAAGCTGGATGTAATGCTTGAAGACGTTGTAAGGGAAGAATTTAACACCGTTTATGACACAGACCCACAGATGGTAACAAATATACTAAACAAAATAGAAAGCCTTATAGACAAGATTAAAGGCAGTTCTATTGATGAACTTGTAATGATTGATGCCATAGTGGACAAATACCAAGACAACAAGGAATGGTTTAAGGAATACGCAAACGCTGAATTTTTAAAGATTGAATAATGAGGGAATGGGATTGGACAATAGACGCATATAAAGAACACATTAAAGAAGACAAAGGTATGAGAGGCACACAAATACACTACGAAGCAACAGGAGACTACGACGTTATTGATATAATACAAGACTACAAACTGAATTTTAACAGGGGCAATGTGATTAAGTACGTTCTAAGGTGCGGCAAGAAAGATGACGAAATACAGGAACTAAACAAAGCCAAAGACTACATTGAACGGGAGATTCAATACTTAAAAGAATTAAGAAAGGGAAACAATTAAGTTTCTCTTTTTTTTTGTTAAAATTTTGTTAAAGTGCTTTTTGTGTTAAAATATTGTTTATATTTGTTAAAACAAACAAGATGACAAAAGAAGAAGTTATTTTAAAGTTAGAAAACCAGATATTCATTGCCAAGATGTACGAGCGCGAATATTCAATAAAAGAATTACAAGAAGTATTAATCTATTTAAACCAACAGAAATGAAAGACTACGGAATTAAGTACTTAGATTTAGAATTTACAGTAAGGGGAACTTATGAAGAAGAAGAACCACATATGTACGAATTTAGTGGCAACGCTGAATCATTTGACATATACGAAATACTGTTAGACGACAAAGACATTACAGACATAGTAGACGACTACGTTATTAAAGAATTACAAGAAAGGGTAATAAACGAATATTACAGATAATGGTATTACTATTTGATGCAGACAGTTTGGTATTTTCAAGCTGCTATAAGAAAAGAGAAAGCCCAGAAGACAGTCCTTACTATGACAACTTAGAAGACATCACAGGAAAGTTTGACGAGGTGTTTATGAAGATAATAAACGACTTAGAAGAAACATACCAGATAGATGAAGTAAAGGTATTTAACGGCTCTTTAGGAAACTTTAGAAAGCTAATAACACCAAAGTACAAAGCAAACAGAATAAACACACCTAAGCCGCCTTTATTAAATGAAGTACACCAATGGGTAAAAGAAAACTACAACTCCATATGGGGTCACGGAATAGAGACAGACGACCTTGTAGCGAAGTATTGGTTTGAACTATCCAAAGACATAGGCAGAGACAATGTTATGATTGTAAGCATAGACAAAGACTACAAACAATTCCCTTGCCTTATGTACAATTACCACAAGAAGCACCAAGTGGTTTATGACATAACAGAAGAAGAAGCTATGTACAACTTTTATGAACAAATGATTATAGGAGACACGGCAGACAATGTAAACTATTGCAAAGGGTTTGGTAAAAAGTATGCAGAAAAGTATTTAGCAGAATGCCAAACTAAATACCAATACACAAAGAAAATATACAACTTATTTAAAACACTACACAAAGGAAAAGCAAGACAAAGATTTGAAGAATGTTATCACCTTTTAAAACTTAGAACTGATTAATTATGACAATAACAAACGAAGATAATATTGAATTAATGGCAAGGTACGAAGACAATCACTTTGACCTTGCTATTGTAGACCCTCCTTATGGGATTAATGCAGATTTAGTGCAAAATGAATTAGGAGGTAAAAAAGGGTTTACCAAAGGAGCAGGAACTTATACTAAATATCACAAAACAGATTGGGATAGTTCAGTACCTAAAAACGAATATTTTGATGAGTTAAAAAGAGTTTGTAAAAATTATATTGTTTGGGGTGGTAATTATTTTAAATACTTAAATGATACAGGAGTTGTTATTTGGTATAAGGGTAATAGTGGAAATTTTAAAGAAGGAGAATTAGCAAAGACAAATATAAATACATTTAAGGTTTACAAATATAGTAGAGCTGATGCTTATATAAATGATTGTGATTTAAAAATACACCCAACACAAAAACCTGTAAAACTTTACGAATGGCTTTTAATGAACTATGCTAAAGAAGGACAAAAGATACTTGACACGCATTTAGGTAGTGGTTCCATAGCAATAGCTTGCCATAACTTAGGCTTTGATTTAACGGCTTGTGAATTAGATAAGGATTACTTTGAAGCAGCAATTAAAAGGCTAAATCAGCACCAAGCGCAACTTACAATGTTTTAGAATGGATGAATGGAATGACAAAGAACTTTATTACTTCTTTACAGTAGAAGCAACATTAGTAGATGACCCTTCATTGGAAACATTACAGGCGCATTTAAAGCACTACGAACAAGAACAAGAATACTTAGCTTGTGCTGGTATTAAATTAGGGATAGAGTTCGCCAGATTTAATAGATTACTAAATTTATACAAAGAACAAGATGACAAAAGAAATAATTGATTTTATAAATGCAGAATTAAAAATAGACATAACAAAAAAGAAAAAGACAAACCAATATGTATTTGCCAGAACAGTTTATTATAAGTTAGCCAAAGAACTAACCAACCTTCCAATAGCTGAAATAGGGAGACAAGTAAATAAAGACCATTGTTCAGTAATACACAACCTAAAGAACTTTGAAGAAGTAGTAAAGAGAAAAGAACTAAAAAAGATATACGACACATTTAAAGAGTTCCCAATAAAAGAAGACAGGGTAACATACACAGAAGCACTAAACATAAACGAACAACTAAGACTTCAATTAACAGACTTAAAACAGAAATACGAACAACTATTAGAAGAAAGGGAAGAAACAAACACAATAAAAGTAAGCAAGATAGAAGAACTAACTAAAGGACTAACAGACGAACAATTAGACTTGGTACACTTACGACTTGAAGCAATGATTAAAATGATAAAATCAATATAATGAAGATACTAAATTTATATGCTTGTTTAGGAGGTAACAGGTACAAGTGGGATGAGGTTACAGATGTAGAAGTTACAGCAGTAGAACTTGACCCAGAAGCTGCAAGATTATACCAAGAAAGATTTCCTAATGACAAAGTAATAGTAGCAGACGCACACCAATACTTATTAGACCACTATAAAGAGTTTGATTTTATATGGAGCAGCCCACCTTGCCCAACACACTCAAGAATACAATTATCACAAAAAAATGTAAGAAATATGAAATACCCAGATATGAAGTTATATCAAGAGATTATAT